GGGTCGGTGGTGGAACGGTTGGTGATGGGTTCGTTCACGGTGCGTGGCGAGGTCACCCGATGACCAACACGGTGTCAGTCACACAGGCTGACAATTCGGTGGTCGTTGTCGAGTCCGACAACACGGTCACGGTGACGCAGGTGTCTAACGCTGTGACGGTCACGTCACCGGGTCCGGTCGGTCCGGCACCGCCCACGATGACGTACACGGTTGGTGGCGGCACCGCCGGGACGCAACCGACGTTCACGGGTGACCCGTTGTTCACCGGGCAGTATGTGCGTGTCGGTGATCTCGTCCACTTTGAGGTGCAGGTGGAGTTCGACAACATCACGTCGTTCGGCACCGGACAGTATTTCGTGACATTGCCGTTCGCCTCCGCGCAAGCAATCATGTTCCGTAACGGATGTTTGCATGATGCTGACACGGGACGCGAGTACCACATCTCCGGTCACACCGATTCTGGATCTGTGAACGTGTGGTTGTTCACCACCGACATCACCGGCCAATCCGTGTTCGACTACCCGTTTGATGCCGACGAACCGATCACGTTGACAACGGCAGACAACTTCCATATCGCTGGCACATACATTGCCGTACCGGCAACATGATTTAGGATGTGACCGATGCCGTACTTTATTGAATCCGACAACCCGGACTGTTCCGGCTGGGCCACCGTCAAAGACGACGGCGAGGTCATGGGCTGTCACCTGACGAAACAGGACGCCATTGATCAGATGGTGGCGTTGTCGTTGGCAGAGGACATCGAACCGGGTGGTGAACGCATGATGCGTGACCTGCCCGACGCGTACCGTCCGGCATTGGAAGATGATGTGCCCGAGGGTCGGGCGTGCGGCAACTGTGCGTTCTACAACGAACAGATCGTTGACGAGAATGGGTTGGCGTTCTGTGACCTGTGGGAAGAACACGTGCGAGGCGACTACTACTGTGACCGCTGGCAGTCCGACGACGCCGACGCCAGGTCCGAAACTCGACAAGTCGATTTGGATGTGCCGGTGTACATCCGTGACGCAGCGTCCCGCGGGCTGCAGCTGCGTGCCGAAGGTTACGGTGGTGACGGGCTAACCGACGGCACGATCCGTGAAGCCCGTGACATGGCTGACGGTCAGATCACCGAGGACAAGGTGGTGCGCGCAAATGCGTGGGCGGCACGACACGCTGTCGATCTTGACGCACCGTCGAACACGAACCCGGACGACGACGGTTGGCCCGGTAACGGTGCGGTCGCACACTACCTGTGGGGCATTGACCCTTTGGATCCTGAACCTGCCCGGAACTGGTTTGAACGCAAAGCTGCCGAGATCAACGAGGAGCGGACCATGGGCACGGCAACGATCACACGCAGCAAAGAAGACCAGGTTCGCCAGTTGGCGTTCGATGTCGCACCGAACGAGGACGGGTTGACACTCGACGGTTACGGTGCGGTGTTCAACGAGTGGACCGTCATTGAGGACGAGTACGGGCAGTACCGGGAACGGATCATGCCCGGTGCATTCCGGCGCACCCTCGGACAACGAATGCCGATCCTCCAATTCGACCACGGCACCCACCCGTTGATCGGCAGCATCCCGCTGGGACGCATCACGCAGATCACTGAGGATGATCACGGGCTGCGCGTCAAGGCTCGACTGTCCGACAACTGGTTGGTGCAGCCGGTGCGTGACGCGATCCGTGACGGCGGGATCACCGGCATGTCGTTCAGGTTCCGAATCGTGAACGAGAAGTGGGGTCGCGGCAAGGACGGAATGGACGAACGATCCATCTCCGAAGTCGCCCTATACGAGGTCGGACCGGTCGTGTTCCCCGCCTACGAACAGACATCTGTCGGTGTGCGTTCACGTCACGTTCTGCGCGCGTTGGAGGATGCAGAAATCCGTGACGAGATCGCGCGTATCATGGCGTCAGGCACCGACATCGCGTCGCTCGCCACAGACATAGATGACGACCCGGACACAGTCCACTCGTCTGACGAACCCTCGACTATCGGTCACGGTTCAATCCCAACCCGAACGCAGCGTGTCGCCCGAATGCGACTCGCCGGAATCATCAAGGAGTAGCCATGAAGATGGACGAACTTCGCAGCCAGATCGCTGAGCTGCGTGCCCGCATTGTTGAACTGTCCGAGAAGGACGACATCACCGCCGACGAGAACAGCGAACTGGACGCGTGCCTTGAGGCCCATGAGGCCCGCACCGCCGAGTTTGATGCGCTTGAGGCCCGTGAGGCCCGCATCGCCGCCGCCCGTGAGCGGGTCGTGGAGCGTGCTGCCGGGGTTGACGCCCCGCAGGTCATGAAGCGCACCGCCACCGACATCGATGTGGCACGGGCCAGCCGCACGGAGATCCGTGACGCCGCCCTCGCCATTCTCGACAAGAACGGCAAGCACCTCGCCAGCCGCAACGGTGACCACGTTGACGCCCTGCTGCGTACCCGGTCCCAGATCACCGACGGTGGTCAGATCGCGAAGCGCATGGTGCTCACCGAGTCCGACGCCTACCGGTCCGCCTTCATGAAGGGTGTGACGCAGGTGTCCCCGGCGTTCACGTCGGAGGAGGCCCGTGCCCTCACCGAGTTCCGTGCCATGTCGGAAGGTGTTGACACCGCTGGCGGTTTCGGCATCCCGGTTCTGATCGACCCCACGATCATCCTCACCTCGGGTGCCGCTGCCGCCCCGGTGCTGGATCTCGCTCGGGTTGTGACGATCACCACCGACGAGTGGAAGGGTGTTTCGTCCGCTGGCGTCAGCTGGTCGTACGACGGTGAAGGCACCGAGGTCAGCGATGACGCTCCGACCCTCGCCCAGCCGACCGTGCCGGTCTACACGGCGCGCGGGTTCATCCCCTACTCGGTTGAGGTTGGCGACGACTACCCGGCGTTTGCCGCCGAGATGCGTCGTCTGCTTGACGCCGGTTACATCGACCTGGTCGCCCAGCAGACCATCACGGGTTCCGGTTCGGCCCCGCAGGGTATCTTCACCGCCCTCGACGCGAACACCAACGTTGAGGTGTCCGTGTCGACTGACGGTGCCCTGTTCGGTGTTGACCTGCTGAACGTGTGGAAGGCTCTGCCGGAGCGTTACCGTGCGAACGCCACGTGGATCATGAACGTGGATGTGGAGAACGAAATCCGTCAGCTCGCTGCCGGTGCGGACTCCGCCTACTACACGGTCGACCTGTCGGCTGGTGGTATCGGTACTCTGTTCGGTCGCCCGATCCGCACCACGGATTACGCGCCCGAGTTCACCGGCACCACGGGTGCTGCGAACATTCTGGTTGTTGGTGACTTCTCCAACTTCTTGGTGGCGCAGCGTGCGGGCATGTCGCTGGAGCTGGTGCCCCATCTGTTCGGTGCCAGCCAGCGTCCGACCGGTCAGCGCGGGTGGTTCGCCAGTGCGCGGCACGGTTTCGATTCGGTCAACGATTTGGCCTTCAGAATTCTCCAGAATACCTGACGGTTACTACAATTCCCGTGATACGATTGGGCCGGGGGAAACCCCGGTCCTTTCGTATTTAGGAGTCACAATGAAAGTCTGTTTCGCGGATGCCTGCGATAGGCGTGTTTATTCATTGGGTTTGTGCCAAACCCATTACGAACGCAATCAAGGAAAACCGCAGGAAGATTGGGATTTGTCCCCGATTCGCAAATGGGCACGCCAACCGAAGGTGTGTGCAGTTGATGGCTGTCGTGGCAAAAGTCATGCACATGGTTATTGTCCGATGCATTTGTTCCGGTTCAAGAAATATGGCGATCCGGGGATTGACGGCAAGATACGTCCCGGTGGTTCTCGACTGATTATGAACACGGGATATATCCGAGTTCATGCACCAGATAACCCGATGTCAGGTAGTGACAAATATGTATTGGAGCATCGGTTGGTGATGTCTGAGGTGTTGGGTCGCCCGTTGGAGGACTGGGAGAATGTGCATCACATCAACGGGATTCGTGACGATAATCGTCCGGAGAATTTGGAGTTGTGGGTGAAGCCGCAGCCATGCGGTCAGCGTGCCGTGGATTTGGCGAGGTGGGTTGTTGAGACATATCCGGAGCTGGTTGCGGAGGTAATCCACCGCGAGTCGGTTGACGGGTCGTAACATCGTGTCGTCATGGAGTCGCCCGACTCGCCGTGTGGGCAGTCACGGCGGGTCGGGCATCTGCCCAACCTGCTGCCCAACTGATTGGAGTTACTGCCCATGTCTCGACATGTTGTCGCTATCGGCACGTGTGTCACCGCGAACGAACGTGGTGTCCGTGTGCGTGTCACTGAGGGTGTTGTGTGGTCAGCCGATGACCCGTTCGTGAAGTTTCGTCCTGACCTGTTCCGTCCGTTGGATGGTTCGGATCATCGGTCGTCCACGGTTGTGGAGTCTGCGACTCGGGCACCTGGTGAGGTGCGTCGTGGTCGTCCTCGGAAGGTTGTGGACTGATGGCCCGTGGGAAGGCGAAGAATCAACCGTTGCCGGAACGTGTGAAGCATCCTGACAAGGTGGCTGTCGCCTATGTGCATGGTGCGGAGGTGACGCACAGTTGGCATCAGTCGATGATGGCGATGGTGGCGCATGATGTTGCGCACAATCAGCGGGTCATTGGTGGCGGGTGGATGGCGACCAAATATGGGACGGGCGGCATCATCGCTGCCCGTAACGACACGGTCCGCCAGTTTCTACAAATGCCTCACGTCGACTGGTTGTTGTGGGTGGATACGGACATGGGTTTTGAGGCGACTGCACTTGACCGTTTGATGGATGCAGCTGATCCCGAGTCGGCACCTGTTGTGGGCGGGTTGTGTTTCATGATGCGTGAGATCGGTGTGGATGGTGTCGGCGGCTATCTGGTGCAACCGGCACCGACCGTGTTTCATTGGAAGGAACAGGACGGGGTGTCCGGGTTCAAGGTGGATTTGGATTATCCACGTGACCAGTTGGTGCAGGTCGCGGCGACCGGGTCGGCGTTCATTCTGATTCACAAGTCTGTGTTCCAAAAGATTCAGGACAAGTACGGTCCGGCGTGGTATTCGCCGGTGTTCAACCAGACAGCGAACCAGTGGATCTCGGAGGATTTGTCGTTGTGTATACGGGCGAACGCGTTGGAAATCCCGATCCATGTTCACACGGGTGTGAGGACGACGCATTACAAGTCGTTGTGGTTGGATGAACGGGTGTTCGACCGGTTGGCGAGGTTGGATCGTGACTGAGCTGGTGGTGTTCGTTCCGTCCCGTGGTCGTCCTGAGGCGTGCCGCGAGCTGGTTGACACGTTCGATGAGACGTGTGGTGAGGACACCCGGTTGGTGTTCGCGGTGGATCGTGACGACCCCGAGTTGGCCCGGTATGTGGCGTTGGGCGAGTTGGATGGTGTCACGGTGTTCATCAATGACAATGTGGGGTCGATGAATCGGGCGTTGAACGCTGTGTGTCGCAGGTTCATGAAGGAGTTTCCGTTCGTCGGGTTCATGGGTGACGATCATCGTCCGAGGACTGACAGGTGGGATCAGTGGTTGTTGGAGTCGTTGAGGTCGATGCCGGGTGCTGTCGTGTACGGCAATGACCTGTTTCAGGCTCACAAGTTGCCGACGCAGGTGTTCATGGATTCTCGGATCTGTCGGACGTTGGGCTGGTTTGCTCCACCGGAAATGTCACACATGTACATCGATAATTTCTGGCTGGATTTGGGTCGCCGGTTGGGCACCCTCACCTATCTGCCCGATGTCGTGATCGAACACATGCACCCGGTGGCCCACAAGGGTGAGTGGGATGAGGTGTACAAACAGACGAACACTGTTGACGTGTACCGGCAGGATCATGAGGCGTTCCAACAGTATGTGTTCCACCGGCTGGATGCCGATGTGGCGAGGGTTCGGGAGGTGTTGTCGTGAAGGTGTTGATCACTGGCGGTGAAGGGTTTGTGGGTCGCGAGTTCCGACGCCAGCTCACCGGGCATGATGTGACTGTCGTGGATTTGAAGTCGGGCATGGATTGTCGTGACTGGTTCAAATGGCACAACGACCGGTACGACCTGGTGATCCATTTGGCTGCGATTGTCGGTGGGCGCATGAAGATTGACGGTGCCCCGTTGGAGGTCGCCACCGATCTCGCTATCGATTCGGATTTCTTCCAGTGGGCGTTGCGGACCCGACCGGAACGCATCGTGTACTTCTCGTCGTCTGCCGCCTATCCGGCGTTTCTACAGACACCGGGGTCGACGTGGTGTCTGCGTGAATCCGACATTGATTTGGAGAATGTGGCGACACCTGACCAGACCTATGGATGGTCGAAGTTGACTGGCGAAATTCTCGCCATGTATGCGCGTCAGGCGGGCCTGACAGTTCACGTGTTCCGTCCGTTCTCCGGGTATGGCACCGATCAGGATTTGGATTACCCGTTCCCGTCGTTCATCGCCCGAGGTCTACGCAAAGCTGACCCGTTCGACGTGTGGGGTGACGGTACAGCGTGTCGGGATTTCATCCATATCCGTGACGTGGTGCGTGCCGTGTTCGCTGCGATCGATCACAACTATGATGGTCCGTTGAATTTGGGCACCGGGTTTGCCACGTCGTTCAACGAGTTGGCTGAGCTGGTGATGGCCGAGGCCGGGTATCGGGGTGAGATCCGGCATCACACAGATCGCCCGGTGGGTTGCCATTTCCGTGTCGGTGACGTGTCGAACATGCGCACCATCTATGAACCGGAGATTGATTTGCGTGAGGGTGTGCAGATGGCGTTGCGTGGGATCACGTGATGGAGTGGCGGTTTTTCCCTGAGGGCACGGTGCCGGAGTGTGCTACTGCGGAGTGGTATGTGCAGCGTGATCGGGCACCTCACGTCGATCAGCGGGCACACAGGCCTCGTCTGGTGTTGGCTGCGGCGATGGTCGGTTCGGTGTGGGAGGACGGGTTCACGGTGTCCGATATGGGTGCCGGTGACGGCGGACTGTTGCAGTTGATGGATGGGATACCGGGTGACTGCAAGTGGGGTTACGATTTGCAGCCGTCGAACATTCAGGGTGCAGCTGAGCGTGGTGTGAATGTCGAGTTGGGTGACGTGTTGTCAGGCGAGGTCTGTTGGGGTGATGTGGTGGTGGTCACCGAAATGTTGGAACATTTGGTGGACCCGCACGGGTTTGTGCGCAACATCCCCGATTCGGTTCGGTTTGTGGTGGCGTCGTCCCCAGTGAACGAGTCGGATCGGAACCATTACGAGTTCCATTTGTGGGCGTGGGACGCTGCCGGGTATGAGGCGTTGTTCACGGATGCGGGGTGGACGGTTGCCGATCATCGGGGTGTCGGCCCGTATCAAGTCCTGTTGGCGTCGCGTGGCGTATGATTGCGGGTTGAGGTGTGATGATGGCTGTGACCCGTTTGATTGAACCCGAATCGTTGAAGGTGTTGTTGGGTATCACGTACACCGACAGTGAGGATGATGCCCGGTTGATCATGGCGTGTGACGCTGCCACATCCATGATTCAAGCGGCGTGTGACCGCCAGTTCATTGCGGACACGACTGCGACGGCACGGGTGTTTGTGGCGTCAACTCCGTTGGTGTGCCAGGTGGACGACATCTCGACCGTGACGGATCTTGTTGTGCGTACCGATGAGGACGACGACGGGGTGTTTGAGACGACGTGGGCTGCGTCGGATTACCAGTTGGAACCGTTGAACGGCAGATTGTCGGGGCAGGCGTGGCCCTATACGACGATCCGTGCCATCGAGTCTCGTGAGTGGCCGTTCGATTACGGGCGGGCGTTGGTGCAGGTGACGGCACGTTGGGGTTGGTCTGCGACGGATGCGACGACGACTGCGTATCTGCCGTCGGCTGTGGTGCAGGCGGCGCAGATTCAGGCCACGTCGTTGTACAAGTCGGCGGAGGCCCCGTTGGGTATCGCCGGATTCGGTGACATCGGGATCATGCGTTTGCGTCAGGCGTTGCATCCGGTGGCGACCGCCCTGTTGGCCCCGTACCGTCGTGACCCTGTGTTGGTGGCGTGATGGCTGCGACTCTCATTGAGATCGGTGACGGGCTGGTTGAGAGGTTGGCAACGATCAAAGGGTTACGTGCCTACGATCATGTGCCAGATGTGTGGGCTGTGCCGTGTGCGTGGACGATGCCGGAAACCGTCGAGTATTGGAATTCGTTCGGTGGTGGTGATGTGCAACACGTGTACACGGTGACGTTGGTGGTGGGTCGCACCGCTGACCGTCAAGCCCAGAAGTCGTTGTACGAGTTCATGTCGTATTCGGGGACGAGGTCGGTGCGTGCCGCCATTGAGGGTGACCGCACGTTGGGTGGTCGGGTGCAGACGTTGTTGGTGGAACGTGCCGACAACATCCAGATCATTCAGCAGGGTGACGCATCCTATTTGGCGTGCGACTTTCGGTGTAGGGTTCACGCATGAAGTATCGGATTGTAAGCACCCACACGGTGTGTGGTTACGCGCCCGGAACGGTCGTTGATGGTGACGATTTGGTCGGTGGCGATGTGGCACACTTGTTGTCATCCGGGCACATCGTCCCGGTGAAGCAGTCGAAGATGACTGAGGTGACAGCCGAGGTCGAACCCGAGAATGAAGAGGACTGAGCGATGGCAAAGTTTGTTCTGACCAACCCTGTGATCACCGTGGGCGGTGTTGACCTGTCGGATCACATCGCGTCGGTGACCCTCACCGAATCGTACGCTGAGGTGGCTACAACCGCGTTCGGTGATTCGGCTGTCACCCGTATCGCCGGTCTCGGTGACCACTCCATCTCGCTCGACTTCCATGAGGATTTCGGTGCGACCGAGGTTCACGCCACCATCGCTCCGCTGATCGGTGCCACCTCCACGTTCTCGGTCAAGCCGGTGGGCGGCACGACGACCGCCACGAACCCGGTGTTCTCCGGCACGATGCTCGTCACCGAATGGCCCCTGTTGAACGGTGCTGTCGGTGACCTTGCGTCCGCCTCGGTGACGTGGCCCGTGTCAGGGTCGATCACCACCTCCACCAGTTGATCCCACCTAACCTCGGAAGGTAACTGCCCATGATCTCTTGGAAGGTTCGTGTCATCCGCGAGGACGGCACACAGGACGTGTTCCCGGTTCGCCCGAAAACCATTGTTGCGTTTGAACGCAACTTCAAGATCGGTTTGTCAAACGCGTTCACGAAGGAACAGAAACAGGAACACGTCTACTGGTTGGGTTGGGATGCGGAGAAGTCGTCCGGTCGCACCGTGAAGCCGTTTGATTCGTGGTTGGATTCGATTGTCACGGTCGAGATTGAGGCCGAGAAAATCCCTTTAGACGAGACAGCCTGACGTACACCATCGCCCAGTTGGCGGTGGTGACCGGGATTGCACCGAACGAGTTGATCAATGCCCCAGATGGCATGATTGACATGATGATTGACGTTCTGAAACAACAGGCGAAGGAACGTCAGAAGGGTGCATGATGTCGGACGCAACGTTTATCAACGCCCGGTACACGGTGACCGGGACACGCGAATTCATCCGTGAACTAAAGAAGTTTGAACCGCAGACGGTGAAGGAGACGCAACGGAACCTGCGCAAAGCGGGTGACCCGTTGATTGCGCACGCCACCCGGATTGTCAATTCGTCGTTGCGGTATGGGGATCGTCCGATGAACGGTTGGCGTCGTGGTGGCCGGTTGGGGTGGAACACGTCTGCGGTGGTGCGCGGGTTCAAGATTGGGACCGGTGGACGTTACGTGAAGCAGACGCACACGTGGCCGGTGTTGGAGTTCCGGCA